ATTATTTAAAATAGTAAACTACGAACAGGAATTAGCCAGTCTTTTAAAAGGAGCAAAAGAAGTTAAATATAAAATTCCTAACAGTAGCAAAGCAGCTTCGTTTGATGAGTATATAAAATTTAATCCTCAATACATGCAAGATTTAGAACGTCAAGCAGCAAACATTGTAAGAAATACTATACCTACTTATTCATTAGTTCCGACTGGTATTAAACAATTAAGAAAACTTCCATTCGGTAATTACTTTTCATTCCCAGCAGAAATGGTTAGAACAAGCGTTAATATTGTTGAGCAAGGTTTAAAAGAAATGTTTTTAAGTGGAGGACCTTTATTAGGAACAACCAGAAGAAGAGGAGCTAGAAGATTGGCAGGGTTTGGTGTTGCAGGAATGTTTGGTAATGAAGGATTAAATACTGCAACTAAAATGTGGCATGGGGTTAGTGATAAAGAAGAAGAAGCCCTTAGATATTTAGACCCTTATGATTATTCCAAAAATTCAAAATTTATTTATTACAGAGATAAAGATGGAACCTTATATAAAAATGACTTTAGTTTTATAGACCCTTACGATGTTATAAAAACACTCAGAAGAAAATTTAGATAAAATATTAAAAGAAGCTATACAAGAAAGTGTATCAGAGTTTGCAAGACCTTTTGTTAGTGAAGCTATGTTGACAGCAGGAATAATGAATGTTATTCGTGGAAGAACAGCAGAAGGTTATCCAATAAAGGGTTGGGATAACGCAACTCCCGGAGAGTTTGCAGCTATTGCTTTTGAAGAAATTGCATGGAAGCCTTTTGTTCCGGGCGGTTTTAGAGAGATTCCAAAATTTACAAAAGCAACTATGGGTTCTAGAGATTACAATAAAGCATTAGACGGAGGTTTAAAAAGTGTTTTAGAAAATGTTTTTGCGGGTAAAACTGGTGAAAAAGATTATGATTTAAAAGGACAACTAATTGCAAACTTTACTGGTTTTAGATTTGAAAAAGTAGATGTAAAAAAATCACTAGAATTAAAAGCTAAACAATATTTAAGAGCCTATGACGATTCTTCTAAAAACCTAAATGACCAGTTTGATTCTAATAAAACGGGTAATGATATATTAATTGAAGTAGCAAAACAAAACAGAAATCATTATTATGCTTATAAAGATATAAAATTAGCCGTAGATTCAGCTTATAGATTAGGACTTGATAGGACTTCTATAAATAATATATTAGAAAATGCAGGGGTTCCTCAAGGTACAAGAACTAAAATAAGTCAAAATAAATATGTACCGTTAGAAATATCGGAACCAAAATTTGAAAGATTTAAAAAAGAAAATTTACAAGGACCTATGGGACCGATTCAACTAGACGGATATTTAGATTGGTATAGAAGAAGATTTAACGGTCTTCCAGTAATTGATTTTGGTTTTCAAAAAGAAAAAGATACGCAAGAAGCTGGCGAACCGTTAATACCAAGAAAATCTATAGAAAGATTAAGAGACCCAGAACTTACTATTTCTGATAAATTAGGTTTCGGTAGTGCAGAAAAATTAAAAAGCAAAGCACGGACCGGAGAAGCTAAAGGTGGCTTTATAGAAGGACCAGACGTTGTTCCCTCTACTAAAGAAGACCCAGCAGATAGAATTAATCCTTTCACAGGAGAACCTTATCAAGAACAAATGAAACGACTTGGATTTGGAGATGACGAATGAATATAGAACAATGTAAAGCTGAAATCAAACGACACGAGGGCGAAGTCTTAGAGATTTATATGGATAGTTTAGGCTATAAGACTCTAGGAGTTGGTCATCTGTGTCAACCTAATGACCCTGAATACGCTTGGGAAGTAGGTACGCCTGTATCACAAGAAGTAGTTGACATGTATTACAATGATGATTTTAAAAAACATTATGCAGAAGCAATACATGTATTTGGAAGTAGAGAAGAATTTGATAACTTACCAGAACCTATACAGCGTGTTTTAGTCAACATGTGTTTTAACTTAGGTGGTACAAGACTTTCAAAGTTCCGAAACATGTTGAAAGCTTGTAGAGAACATAACTGGTTTGAAATGGCTAGACAAATGCAAGACAGTAGATGGTACGGACAAGTAGGCAGACGTAGCTGGGAGTTACAGCAAGTTGTAATGGGGCAAGTATAATGCTCCTATACACTGAAAAACAATTAGATGTTGCTTACAGAATAGACTGTAAAGCTCGTACTAAGTCTAATGAACCTTGGATAACAATCGAAGATTTTAGACCTATATATGAAGATTTATTAGAAGCCTATATGCTTGCTCATGATAAAGATGCAATCTTAGCTGACAATTTACCAAAGTACTTGGTTGATTCTGTTAATGAATTATTAGCAGCAACTATTATTATAGATAAATAATGTTCCCATTTGAAATTATCACAATGCTCGGCTCTACTTTAATTAGTAGTTTATTAAGTCTTTGGTCACAACGTATAAAAGCTAAACAAGATGAGCAAAAGATGTTACTACAAAGGGCTGAGTTTCAACAACAATCTGTTGATGCTGCAAGAAATGTAGAGAACGTAGGATTTCAATGGACAAGACGTATTATCGCATTATCATCTATATTTGCTATAATTATATTTCCAAAATTAGTGGCAGTATATTATCCAGATGTAGATGTAACAGTAGGATATACACTATTTCAACCGGGCTTTTTATTCTTTACCGATGGTAGAGAAGTATTTCAATGGATAACTTTTCAAGGCTTGGTAATAACACAATTAGATACAAATCTTGTATCAGCAATTATAGGCATGTACTTTGGAGGCAGCTTAGTTAAAAAGTAAGGAGGCATTATGCAAAACAATAATATGATGGGTGGCTTTAGTGGCGACATGGATAGAAATGAGGTAGAAATTGACCTTAATAAATTCATGGCTTTGCTACAAGAAAAGTCAGAATTAAAAGATAGGATAAGGGAGTTAGAAGATACTAAGAATGATAACCCTTATCAAAAATTAATATTTGTAGCACAAGCTGTAGATAGCTGGAGAATTATACCTCGAGCTTTTTTAGGTGTCTACATGTATTTATTATATTATACCACATTTTGGTTTATGGGACTAGACAATCCTACAATGGAACAATCAGGTTTAATATCTGTTGTTGTAGGTGCAGGAGCTGCATGGTTTGGTCTATATACTAGCACATCTAAAAAACCAGCAGGAGATAAATAAAGTGTCAAGAGGTGATTTAAATAGAGGATTTTTTGGACCATTATTTATATTAGGTTTATTAACAATGTCGTTTGCTGTAAGTTCTGACCAAACAGGAGACTGTACTTCGGGTACACAGTATTGTGAAGACAATGGTTTAACTACTATTAATACTACGGTGACTACTAATACTAACACCAATAATAATACTAATAATAATACCAACACCAACACGAATACAAATAGTAATACTAATAATAATACTAATGTAAATACTAATACTAATACCTCGACTAATAATAATAACAATGTTAATACATCAACTAACACAAATAACAACGTTAATACTTCCACATCTACAAGCAATAATACCAATACTAATAACAACGTTAATACATCTACGTCTACATCTAACTCTACTGTAAACTCTACAGTAAATCAGAACGTAAATAACAACAGTAATTCTACTAGTAATAATACAAATACTAATAACAATACTAACGTTAATCAATCTACGTCAGACTCTAATGTTACAACGGATAATACTAATACCAATAATAATAATACCAAGTCTGATAATACCAATAGAAATATTAACGAGTCTAACTCTACTCAAACTATCAATCAGAACGTGAAAAGCAAAGCACCTCCTGCTTCTGCTATAGCACCTAGTATCATGTCTTACTCACAAGACTTGTGTACTGTAGGACGTTCTGGTGCGTTTCAAGGGCAAGTATTTGGGTTCTCTACAGGAGCTACTGTAACTGACGAGAACTGTGAACGCTTAAAACTTTCAAAGTATCTCTATGATACCGGTATGAAAGTGGCTTCAGTTTCTATACTTTGTCAAGACCCGAGAGTATTTAAGGCTATGGAAATGGCTGGTACTCCTTGCCCTTACCAAGGTAAAATAGGTAAAGAAGCAACAATGGCTTGGGCTGAAAACAAAACTAGAAGACCTGATGTT